TTACCTACTTATGAACTGATAATTCCGTCTAACGGGAAAAAAATTAAATATCGTCCTTTTGTAGTAAAAGAAGAAAAATTACTTTTATTAGCTTTAGAGGCAGAGGATGAAAAAGAAATCGAAAGATCTGTAAGAGACCTCTTGAAGGCTTGTATTCAATCAAGAGTAAAGTTAGAAGATTTGGCAATGTTTGATTTGGAGTATATTTTTCTCCAAATTCGTTCTGTCTCTGTTGGTGAAATTGTAGAAATGAATGTAACTTGCAAAGATGATGAAAAAACGCAAGTTAAGTATACTTTGAACCTTAGTGAAGTTAAAGTTACTAAACCAGAAGGACATGACCCTAAAATTATGTTAACTGATGAAATGGGTGTTATTATGAAGTATCCTTCTTGGAATGAATTTATCGGTGGATCAATTATGGGTAAAAATCCATCTGCAGATGATGTAGTTGAAATTATGTCTGGTTGTATTGATCAAATCTTTGATAAAGAGGATGTATATGATCATGCTACTACAACTAAAAAGGAATTTATTCAATTTGTAGAAGGATTGACTAATAGTCAATTTGAAAAAATTCAAGGGTTTTTTGAGAATATTCCTATATTAGAACATACATTTACGGTGAAAAATCCGAATACTGGAGTTGATTCTGAATTTACAATTAATGGTTTAACCAATTTTTTCGGATAGCCCTCTTTCATAACACGCTAGAGGGGTATTATAAAACTAACTTTACTTTGATGCATCATCATAAATACTCTTTGACTGAGATCGAAAATATGATGCCATGGGAGAGACAGGTTTATACTACTCTTCTAATGCAACATCTAGAGAATCTTAAACAACAACAAGAAGCAGCTAAACAACGATAATGGCACACGGTTTTCTATCATATAACAAAGAGCCAGGTAAATCTGATATTGAGGAATATCTGGATAAGAAACTTGATGAGCAAACCAAAAATTTAAAGGAATATATTGGAAATAAGTATAATGAACTTATGTTCAATCTTGCGACTAAACGTCGAAGTCCAAAACCATATCGGATGTCTAAAGAGGATTCAACACCTCTAGCAAACATGCTTAGTGGTAGTGCTTTTCAAAAATCATTGTCTGAAGGATCAATAAATCCAGATAGTGTTCATGGTGGTCCAGCAGTTGTAGCAGAAAAGATTAGGAGAAAAATATTTGATCCAAATCTGGCAATAGATATTGAAGCTCTTGACATGGGTACAGTGCCTGATGCAAGTGAAGAAAATTTCTTCCCTAGAAGGGCAGATATGCTTCCTGATGGTGACGGTGACGACTTTGGTTCAAGATACAGTGGAGAAATAGTAAGGGTACTTGAAGAACAAACGGAGGTCTTGACGAATTTAGTTCAAGCTACAGATGATCAAACAGATAATCAAACTAAAATCGCTCAAAACCAAAAGCAGCAAGGAGAGAAATTAGCTAGGAAATCCAAGATTGCTGCTGAAACTGCTGGATTTAGTAAGGATGATTTCTCTAATAATGTAGCATTTGAGGCTCTCGCATCAGGTGGTCGTGGTTTGATGAATGGTCGTGGAATAGGTGGTGGTGGTTTGATGGGTGGTGGTCTTGGTATGATGGGTATGGGATTAGGTGGTAAGGTTGCTGCAAGAAAAATGCTAACCAATTCTATTATGAGAAGAGGTGGTAGTAGAGCAATGAGAAGAACGGGTATTGCTTTAGGTGGTCGGTTTAGCAAAGGTCTTGGAAAAAAATTAGGAAGAAAATTAGGTGGAAAAGCAATTAGTAAGGTAGCAGGTGGTGCTCTAGGTAAGAGTTTAGGTAAGAAAGTTCCACTTTTAGGATTAGGTCTTGGTGCTCTTTTTGCTGCTCAGAGAGCAATGTCAGGTGATTTGGTAGGTGCTGGTTTAGAATTAGCTTCTGGTGGAGCAGCTATGTTTCCTGGAATTGGTACTGCTGGATCTGTTGGTATTGATGCTGCTTTGATGGCGAGAGATATGAGAGGCATGGCAGATGGTGGATTTTTAACAGAACCAACAAATGTTATTGCAGGTGAGGCAGGTGCGGAAGGATTTTTCCCATTAGAAGGATCTAGAGGTAAGAAAACCTTTACTATGTTTGGTAAAGGTATACTTGAAGCACAAAAAAACAATAAAGGTTTATTTGGTAAATTACAAGCAGAAGGATTTAAAGAATATTATGATAAACAAAATGGTTTATCAAGATTTATGGATGGTTTTGCTGGCAGTGGATTCTTTGATGGATTGAAAGAAATTCTTGGTTCTATTACATTACCTATGGGTTATAAACCGTTCCAATTTAATGATAATGGAGATAGTAGTGGTAGTAAAGATAGTACACAATATGGCAAAAAGAAGGATGGATTCTGGTCTAAACGACATAGTGGTGAACAAAAGGAAGTTAATGCAGATGGAGTATTTACTTCACAGATTGGCGGTGTAGTTACTAAAATTGGTGAGCATGATGATCTTGGTAAATATGTTGATATTGTTAATACAGAAAAAGGTGTAACTGAAAGAATTGCTGATATTTCAGGGGTGGTTCCAGGAATTGAAGTTGGATCATCAATTGGTCCAGGAGATCCTGTTGCTAATGGTAATGACGCAGGTATGATTCATTATGAGATTAGAAATGGTGGAAATGTAAATCCAGAAAAATATAAAGCTAAGTTTGGACATGGTGGAACTAAAGACCCTAATAAGTTTTTGGAAGGAATTACTAATGATGTTTCAAACAATATCGAGGGATCAACAACTGATGTTGATAATTCAACCGTTTTAAATAATCTATCTGAAGAAACAGGTGCAAAAGCTAATGGTGGAACTACAATTATTAATAATATTGTGAACGAACAATCGAATGCTTCTAATAATCAGGGCAGTGATGTTGCATTGGGATCAAGGTCTGAAGACCTGGTTTCAACTGCTCATGCAATCATGGCATTTAGGGCATAAAAATGTCAGAACAATTTTCTTCAGCAACAGATTTTCAACTTAAGAGATTTGTAATCTATAAAGCATCGTCTACGGGATTTAAAGCTAAGGACGGTTTAGATATTAAGAAATTAGTCGAATCTTTTGAATATGTGGAGTCTATTGTACATCCATTTTTAATGGCATCTGCAACAATAGTTGATAGCACTGGTTTGATTGGATCTCTTCCTATTAAAGGTGGAGAGAGAGTAGTTATTCAAGTAATGACTAATATTGGTAATACTCCAATTGAATATGATATGATTGTTTGGCAAGTTTCTAATCGTTATGCTCAACAAAAGAAACAAACTTATTCTCTTGGTTTGATATCTCCTGAAGCATTACAAAATGAAATTACAAGAGTTAATGTTGTAATGGAAGGTAATCCTGAGTCAATTATTAAAAAAGTAGTAAAAGATAAAGAGTATATTGGTAGTGAAAAGGAATTTTTCTCTGAACCTTCTTTATTAGAAACCAAATTAATCCCTACCAAAACGAGACCATTTGATCTTGCTGCACAATTAGCAATCAAGTGTGTTTCTCCTAAAGCTAAATTTGAAAGCACTAATTCAAAAAATAAAAACGAAACAAAACAAGAAATTAAAGGTAGTGGTGGATTTATGTTCTGGGAGACACGTAGAGGATATAATTTCTTTGCAGTTGATTCTTTATGTGCTGATGATAAAAGTCCTTTAAAATCTGATAGGTTAAAAACAAAGGCATGGGGTGAGAAGAAAGGTGAAGAATATACAGAAAGACTAGGAAATATTGGAGATGGTGCAGACGATAGATTTACAATTAAAAAATCTGTATTTGAATCTGAGGTTGATATGCTCTCATCTTTAAGACTGGGAAAATATTCTTCTCTCATAGCATTCTTTAATCATTCAACAGGACAATATGAAGAGTATGTCTATAAAATTAAAGATAGTTATGAAAACATGGCACATCTTGGAGGACAGGATTCTATTTCTTTAATGCCTATACAGGGTGTAGAATTGTCTGATTATCCTAGTAGAATGATGTCGATATACTTAGATCATGAAACTTGGTCTAACGACTGGGAACCTGCTTCTCCAGAAAAAAAGGACGGTTCTGATAAACCTACTAAATTTGCTGACTGGCAAAAATATTACATGGCACAGTCTATAGCAAGGTATAAATTGCTCACAAACCAGAAATGCAGTATCGTAATACCTGGGAATGCTCAAATATGTGCAGGAGACAGAATTAATGTTAGACTGGTCAGTAAGCTACCAGATCAAGATGCCAAGAATGAACCTTGGGATAGAGAAAGTAGTGGCCAATACTTGATTCAAGAAGTAACTCATGCATATGATGCTATGACTGGAACTAATGGAGTGTTCTTAACAACACTACGCTTGATGAGAGATTCTTATGGACAAAAGGATAAAGTGTCCTCACATAACCAATAAATAACTCATACGGAGCTATACTTACTTATGAAAAGCATAGAAGAACACATCAAAAAAGACAAAGAGATCCTTGATGATCCTACTATCAGTCCTGCTGCACGTAGACACGTTAAAGAAGAGTTACACGAACTAGAAGTTTATGAAGAGCATCATCATGACGAGATAGTAGCAGGAGATCATCACGATCCTAATGCTATTGAACTATTCTGTGAGATGCACCCAGACGAACCAGAGTGTTTAGTGTATGACGATTAATTATGGATGAAGCATTATCACGGTTAATGCCTGTTCATCGTATAGGAGATGATGGATTTCCTTGGTGGATTGGGCAAATAGAAGGTACATATGATGACGATACTGTCAATAAAGGTGGGTATCGTTATAAAGTACGAATTGTAGGAGATCATCCTGGTAGTAAGGATATTCTTCCTACTGCTGCTTTGCCATGGGCAACCGTGATGATGCCAGTTAATGTACCTTTTATGCCAGGTAATATTGCT